TTTGATAAAATTCATAAAGCATTTTCTAAAGGTGGTTCTCTTTATCAAAGTTATAANGATAAATCTTTAGCAGAAGAGGGTATAAATGAATATCAATTAGAATGGTATGCTCGTTGGANATTAGGCAATCAGATTAAAGAATGTTTAGACAAGAATGACGAATGTTCTTTTGAAGCGGAGTTATANTCATGACTGTTAGAAAAAATTGGAACACAATCGCACAAGATTTTTTAGTCGGTAAAACAATTAAACANGCTCGATATTTATTTAAAGATGAAATGGATAATTGTTTCGGTGAAGATGAATGGGGGGCTTCTAAAGTTCCCCTTATCATTGAATTTACTGATGGAAGTTATATTTTTCCTATGAGTGATGACGAAGGAAATGATGGAGGTGCTTTAGGAACAAGTAATGAAAAAGAACCAACACTTCCTGTTATTGGAAGGGAGGATTTGTAATGACTACATTTAATATTAATTTTCAATTAACAAGAGATGATGATTTAAGAAATGATGATACATCATGGTTTGATAAAGAACATATATCAAGTGAGATTAAATCATGGTTAGGAGATTTGGATTATAGAGTTAATAACATAACTGTTGATGAGGTGAAAAAATGAGTGAGTATATACCAAACCAAGAAACAATCAAAAGAGTTTTAAAGAATGAAAATTCTGATGAGTATGATGTTGGTTATTATATGGGGGTGCAATCTGTGAAATATCATGAAGAGGCTAAAAATATTTTATGGGAGTATACATCAAAGCATGATTATGAAGAGATACAAAAAAGATTAGAGGAGTTAGAATAATGAAAAGTGAATATAAATATGTTGTATGGGTGGGTGGTGTTGACGACTATTACACCACCTATAATAGAGCATTAGAAGATTTCAACGAATGGACTGAGAAAGGATATAATGACGTTCAATTACTTAAATTTAAGGGAGAAGAACAATGAAGCAATTTATGGAGTACATACACCCCGATTTAAAGCTTAGAATGTCGTTATACAATTTCTATCTGAAGAAATTTGCTAACATCAAAAACAAACATGATGTAGCCCGATATTGTTCTAAGTACGATTTTGATAAAGTAATAACAGCAAGGAGAAAGAATAATGGATAAAAAATTAGAAAAATTATTTGATGATTATGAAGGAAATTTATTAAATTACTTTTCTGGACTAACACCCGAACAATCAAAAGAGTTTAATAAAAGACAAAAAAAATGGAGGAAAAAATGAAGATGGAAATTACATTACAACAAATAAAAAGTGTTGCACAAGATATTATAGATGAGAGAAGGCATGATTTAGACAGTAGTCTTGATGAAGTTAATGCTGTTGAGTCAGGTCTTGATATGTTAATAAGACATTTAGAGGAGGTATATACAAAATGACGAATTGGGAAATCTTTCAACTCATCATAGGGGTAACTTTTTTAGTTATCCTTATGTCAATTGGTAATTAATTTACCCGACCCATCAATCTCAATACCCGATTGATTCTTTGCCTTGTTCTGGAGCTTCTGGAGTTCNTCCAGGACTTCTTCTTTGGACAAGGCATCTACCCGACCATGNANCACCGCTTTCTTCTCTATCAATAACCCGACGGCTTTCATGCGTAACTCTTCAGCTTTAATAGCTGGTCCCCAACTTCCATCTTGGACTGCTGCGTCCCGAATTGATTTAAGATCCCGAAGTGATCTATCTAAAGTAACATGGTTTCGGTGTTGGGCCTCATATCTTAATTCTTCTATCCCGATCATAACACTTTTGTTCTTCATATTACGATTAGCTTGAACGGCAGGGTGATTGTAGCCTGCCCTTCGGGCAGCCTCAGTCTGGGACATATCATGATAGACTATGTTCTCGACAAACTTCTGTTGCTGTTGTGTCAGGTTCACTGACAACCCCGATTGGTTTTGTTCAACCTCTTCCGTCTCGATTATTTCTATTCTCTCTTCTTCCATTTGTTCCAGTCTCCTCCGGTAAGGTATAGTAGGTGGTGGGGCGTTAGCCCACCCCTACCTATATATATTATATAGACAAGCTGCACAAGCTGAACATTTCCTTATAATTCAATAACTTAAAGTACTAGCTCACATAAATCAACCCGAATGAGCTAGCTGGTCAAGCACTTTTTATTATCTATACAAAACAATAGCTTACAAGGAGGGGTGCTAGCCCATAGCTCACCCACCCCCCTGAGCTAGTGGGCTAGTGGTCAAGCACTTTCATAATAAAATAAAGTACTTTACATATTATATTATACCATGTTATACATTGATTCGGTAAAGAGAGGAGAGAGGAAAATGCCAGAGTATAATATCAGATTAACAATAAGAACAAGTATAGAAAAGTATGTTGAAGCTGACTCATTAGAGCAAGCTGAGGAATTGTTGTGGCAAGATTTAATTGATATGGATCCGCAGCATGGTCATTACATTTTAATTAATGGTTCTAAAACATATGAATTTTTAAATAAGGAAGAAGTCAATGGCAAAGATCAATATGATATCGAAGACATGGAAAAAGAATTATAACTTAATGGAGAGTAAGATGGGAAAAAGAACAATGCCCGGTAAAACAAGAAAGAGTAAAGGTAAGAAAGTATCACATAGGCCCGTTAGGTCACAAAATGTATATTTCGATGAAGACACACGAACTTGGTACAAAAGACCAGAACTAAAACAAGGAGANGTATNATGCTTAAAAAAACAAATTTTTAAAGGTCTTGAGTTTATAACTAGTAAAGCAGGTTTAACAACTATTAATAAAGGTGCTAAAAAACTAGCTACAATAACAAAATCACGAAACAAAGGTGCTGTTTTAAGGTCTAATGATAAAAAAACTTTTACTAGCACACATTTATTCGGCAAAAAAAGAAAAAAACCAGTAGAACAAAAAGTTAAAAATTTTAAAAATTATTCAGAAGCCCAAAAAGAAGCGTTAAAAATATGGGGAGATAAATAATGGTTAGAGTATTAGACATAGTTCCAGACCCCAATGACAAAGTATTTGCTGTACTGGTTACATTTAAAAAGGACGACGGAGAAATATATAAAAAATTATTTGGCCCGTTCTTTGACGATGGTACGTCCGATAATTTTGTAAAAGAAGAAGTTGAATGGCATCCTAAGTTCGGAAAAGAGATAATAAAACATGAGATTTTATTAGTACATCCAACATATGAAGTAAAAAACCCTATTCAACCGAAAGGAAAATGATATAATGAAAAACATGAAAGACGAACATGAAGAAGAGTGGCAAATTATAAGCTATCCTGGAACAGAAGAAGAAGCTATTGAAGCCTTCGCTGAATCTTTGGGTAACTTAACAAGCCATGTGCAACAAGAATTAAAAAGAGGTGTCTTTGACGAAGAAAAGGTCAACACCTTAATGACGTTGCTTTCCGTTGTCATACGAGAGTATGATTTTATTACACTTAAAAACAAAACAATACACTAATGGTTACCATAAATATAACGATTCAAGGGGTATCACCTCTGATGTGTAATCGATTTACGGATGAAGCAGCACGAGCAGCTACGTCTGGTATTAGTTCAAACAATCGTGGAGAAGCACTCACCGAACACGAACAGTGTGAAAAGAAACTGTACATGCATAAAAAGAAAGCATGCATTCCACAACCCAATCTTACATCTTCTATAATGGAAGGTGGACGTTTTCATAAGATTAAAAATAGATCTGTTACCACGCAACAAAAATCTATGATACCTGCGTGTGTAAATATTATTGAAACTATGATCCCAATAAAAAGTAAAAAAGGATGGACTGTTGACAGTCGCCCAGTTCGAGTTCCCGCAACGGGAGGTCGCATACTTGCATTTAGGCCTATCTTTTTTGANTGGGAATTAGATTTTACTTTAGAATTAGATACAGAAATAGTATCACTACCATTGCTTAGGCAAATTGTTGACGACGCAGGAAAGAGAGTTGGATTGGGAGACTACCGTCCGGATAAGAAAGGTCCGTACGGCAAATATGTGGTAACAAAATGGCAAGTAAAAAGAAAAAAGGGTTCACAGAGCCAAAAATAATAGAAATAATACAGCGCAAATTAGACAATAAGTTTGCTGTCTGGGCTAAGCTAAGGATTACAGATTATAATATCTGGTCTTGGTACAGTGGTAGATGGGTTTGTGTTGGTGTTGCAAAAACAAAGTCACTGGCTCGGAAGAAAGCCCAGGAGTTTGATTGGAACACATTGAAATTAAATAGTTAATATTTAATCATGGCTGGGTTAGGCGGTGCCCTGCAATGTACGGCATAGCCACGCATTGCGTAGCACAGCACAGCACTGCTTTGCTTTGCAAGGAGAGTATAATGGAAGAACCGAGAATATTTGTATCCGTCAATATGGATTACATGCTCATAACAATAGACGGCGTACCTTACAAGAAAAAATTAGAAGATGATTTTCTTGTTTTTATTAATCAACAAGTAGCAGAATCAATGAGGGAGAGAAATCGTGTTAATGATAAGAGTAATATTTAATTTAGGCGTATTGTTTGTCTTTGCATTTTTAATATCGTTATTAGTTGGCTGCACAACTGTAGATCCAACGCCCTGCGTTCCAATGCATATTGGAGTGGGTTATGATAGCGACGGAATGTTAAGAACAATTCAAGTAGAAGAAATGGGTTGCCCCAAAATAGATAATTATAAAAACTTCTAATCGACTGTTGACTTCTAATCCATTTTATCCCATAAACAATATATCTAAAAACAAACGGAGATTAAAATGGGTAAATTAAATCAAATGGCTTTAGAGCAAAAAGAAAAAGAAATTCAACTAATTGTAAAAGAAATGGAAAATGAATATCTATATTTTCATGGCCCTGACGCAGAGCTTGATATGTTAGAAGAACAAGCCTCTGAAGAATGGGATAGACGTAACGAAGTGGAGATAGGGTAATGAATGTACTTAGTTTATTTGACGGAATGTCATGCACTCAGATTGCATTAAAGAACTTAGGCATCAAGGTAGACACCTATTATGCAAGTGAGATAGATAAATATGCCATTAAAGTAGCAAAAGAAAACTTTCCAGAAACAATACACCTTGGTGATATTAAGGATATTAAAGGTAAAGATTTACCTGAGATTGATTTAATTGTTGCGGGCAGCCCTTGTCAGGGTTTTTCCTTTGCGGGTAAGCAATTAGCTTTTGATGATCCACGTTCAGCATTGTTCTTTGAGTTTGTTCGATTGTTAAAGGAAGTTAAACCTAAATACTTCTTGCTTGAGAATGTTCGTATGAAGAAAGAACACATGGATGTTATCTCGCAACAAGTGTCAGAGGTATATCCAGAATGCAGTAACGGAAGTTTGTTTGGTATTGAACCAATAAAGATTAACTCTGCACTTGTTTCAGCTCAAAATAGAAACAGATTGTATTGGACTAACATACCAAATATTGAGCAACCAAAAGATATTGGTTTAGTGTTGAGAGATGTATTAGAGCCTTTAAAGGAATGGGGTGAAAAACCTCAATATCTTAAAAACAAATTACATGGTGTCGATAGAGGTCATAGCGTAAAAGAGGTAAATCAAAAATCTAATTGTCTTAATGCGACTATGTATAAAGGACAGATAGGTTCTTATGTAAAAAGAAGGGATGAAGACTTAAAGAAGATGACAACCAAAGAAGGTAAGGCTTTTGTTTTAACAGCATCCTATCAAGGAGCTGCTTCTTGGAATAGCATTGAACGAAAACAAAGGACAATGATTCCTACATACGATACACCGAAACAAGTTGGCACTACCGCAGACTTAAAAGGTTTTGATATTATTAAGCGAGTGTACTCAGAAGATGGTAAATCACCAACACTTACAACAATGGGTGGTGGCCATAGAGAACCTAAAGTTGCA